TGAGCACCATCTCCGTCGCCGCCGGGGGCGAAAGCGACGAGGCTCTTCTCGCTTCCCTGACCGATTTCGTGGAAGTGGAGGCCGCGGTCCACGGCACCGGCGGGCACGCAGGAGACTATCTTGACCGACTCATCATCACCGTCGGCACTGCCGCGACCGCGGCTACCAGCATCACGGACGGCGGCGGAACTGTGGTTCCGATCATGCCGAACTCACCCGGTGGCGGTGTCGGCGTGTACGTCGTTGAGGTCAAGGCGCACAGCCGTCTCGGCTCGTGGTCGGTGACGACCGGCGCGGGATCGACCGTGGTAACGGTCGGCAACTTCACCTAGCCGTGCCGAACCTCGTCAACCGCTGGGGTTCTGACGGCTACGAGCCCAGCGGCGGTCCGCAGAGGCCGAGTCTGCTCGGCATGCTGCCCGCCTGGCTGGTCGAGCTGATCCTCGGCACAGGCATGGCTCCGCCTGCGCCCCCGCCCCTTCCGCGTCGCGGCATCCCGGGCGTCAACGGCGGCATGCTGCCGATGCGCCGGCCGTATCAAGACAATTCCCTTCCCTCGCGCGACTTTCCGCCGCGCGGCTAACTCAAGGAGCGACCATGTCCGACAAGAAATTTTTTTTTCGTTGTAAGACCAATCCCAACGGCCCGATTCTAGTGCTCGACACCGTCTACGAGATGCTCGAGATGCGTTCGCACCCGGACTACGAGCGAATCGACGAGTGCGGTGAGGTGATCGTCAGCGAAGAAGAGAAGGCAGAGCACGCCCTCCCCTTCGCCGTCACCGGCGCCGGCGCGCGCAGCAAACGGGCCTAACAGGAGAGCGCAATGGCAGGCTTCGGCGTCGACCGCGGTAGCGGCAGCAGCGAGGGCGGGATCGCCGGCCTTGCTGCGACCACGGGCGCCGCTCTAGTAGGCGCGGATGACGGTTCTTCTGGGAGCCTGTTCACTACCGTCCAGGGCTTCATCACCCGGCTTCTGTCGTCTGCAGGCGCGGCGCTCGTCGGCTTCGTCGCCTCCGGTAGTGGGGCCATTGCAACCACCGCTCAAGACGAACTTCGCCGGGTACTTAGGCCGGAACACTACGGGGCGGCGGCTGATGGGACTACGGACGATGCTGCTGCTTTCACGGCTGCAAACGTGGTGGCGACCGCAAGCGCCACAGGCGGGGAGATTCGCTGCCAAGCAGGCAAGACTTACAAGATCAGCACGAACGTAACGCTCGATTCGGACGTAACCCTGTGGTTCGAGGACGGCGCGAGGCTTTCGATTGATGTGGGGATTACGTTCACCGCTCCGGGCGCAGTGATCTCCTTCGGTGGAGTTCCGTTCACTGGCTCCGGCACGTTCACCGCGGATTTCGGGAAACTGTGTCTCACTCCAGGCGGAAGTCTTGGGGTGGGGACTACGAATCCCAACGTCCATGCTGGCGATGACGGAACCACGACGCGGGTTATCTCGGTCATGGCCCGCACCGCTCCGTTGTTCCTCGGAATCACGGATAGGACTCCGACTGCCGGTAACTCCATCGTCAGTTTCGAGGGCTACACGACCGAGCAGGCCGCTCCGCACGATGAACTGGTAGCCATAAGAGGGATATTCGAGGGAGCCACAGCAGGACAGGTCGGCGGGGCGATTGGTTTTCTCACGAAGGACAACGCCTCGGCCTCGTTCACCGAAAAAATGAGGATTCACGACCACGGCGACGTGCTCATTGGCGGCGGGGTTGCTTCTGCCAATCGTTCAGGCCAAGGCTCGACGGCTCGTGTAGTAACTATTTCGGGAACTGCACTAAATGGGTTTCTTGAGTTGGCAACGAACCAAGCAGACGCCTCCGGGGTAGTCACAGGAGAGACGCTATTCATTCACAACCAGAACACCACCGGAGAGAAACGAGTAGCTCGCATTCAAGCCATTACGGCAGGGGCTACGGCCACAGATCGTGGCGGGCAACTGAAGTTCTACACAAAAGTAGATGGCGGCGCACTCACCGAGCGAGCCACATTCACCGATCTCGGGACTTTCCTTCTAAATACATCCATAACCGCGAACAATGATGTAGCAATCCCTGCGGGCGGTACGGCAGGTAATGGGCTGATGGTGTCGAGTACCGGAAATTTCGGCGTGTTCTTCGGCAGCGGCGCGCCGTCCCTTTCAGCCGCTCAAGGGTCGCTCTACCTACGGTCTGATGGTTCCAGCACGTCTACTCGTCTATACGTCAACACCGATGGGTCAACCGGCTGGACGAACGTAGTGACAGCGACGTGATGGCCCCACTGAACAACACCGACAAGCGTAACAGCGAAGGCGTCACGCCATGAGCGGCTTTGGGGTCGACCGTGGCAGCGCTGCCAGCCAATCGGCTGATCCCGATTCGGTCATCGATGAGTCGTTGATCGACGCGAAGGGCGATCTCATCGCCGGCCTTGCCAGCAATTCGGCGGGCCGCCTGGCGGCGGGCGCCAACGAGACGCGCCTTGTCGCGGACTCGACGCAGGCTACGGGCCTGAAGTGGGTCGCGGACACGGTCAATTATCTAATCTCCGCCGCCGGCGACCTGATCTATGGCACGGCCGCGGACACCGCGGCCAGACTTGCGGTTGGGGCGGCGAAGCGGCGCCTCGCCGTCAACTCCGGGGCTACCGCGCCCGAGTGGGTCGCCGACACTCAGAACACGGTCGCTGACGCGAAAGGCGACTTGATCGTCGGTACGGCGGCCGACACGGTCGCGCGCCTCGCGGTAGGGGCGAGTGACGGCATGCTGCTCTCGGTCGACTCTGCGGAGGCGACAGGGGTGAAGTGGGTGGCCCAGGGCGGCTTCACCACCGGTGATGCGAAGCTGACCCTCAAGACCACGGCCGATGCCGGCTGGGTCATGGCGGACGACGGCACGATCGGTAACGCGGCAAGCGGGGCGTCGACGCGGTCGAACTCCGACACCGAAGACCTGTTCACGCTGATCTGGAACAACACTGCGGATGCGCAGTGCGCGGTGAGCACCGGTCGTGGCGCGAGTGCAGCGGCGGACTTCGCTGCAGACAAGACGATTGCGCTGCCGAAGGCCCTGGGCCGGGCGCTGGCGGTGTCGGGCAGCGGCTCCGGCCTCACAGCGCGGGCGCTGGCGTTCACCACCGGCGCGGAGACGCACCAGCTCACCGAGGCGGAAATGCCGTCGCACACGCACACGTTCACAGACGGCACGAACACCGGCGCGGGCGCGGCTAACAATTTCCATCAGGCGTCTAACGTCAGCACCACCAGGACGTCGAGCAGCACCGGCGGCGACGATCCCCACGAGAACATGCAGCCCACGCTGTTCCTCAACGCGATGATTAAGTTGTAGCCGTGGCCTCCATCTTCGACACCGAGCTGGTCAAGTGGGCGGGCGTTCTCGTTGCCGCGCCTCTCGCGTTCGTTTGGAAGCGCGCGATGGGCTCCGTCCAGAAAGACGAACTGACGGCGGCGATTGCCGCGATCAACAAGCGCCACGATGAGCATGCCGAGCAAGATCGCCAGCGATTCGCCGGCATCTTCGCGCGGATTGACCGAGTCTCGGAGTCTACCGCCCGTATTGAGGGCTACTTGCAGGCAAAGAACGAATGACGACTTACGGCGAAACCTATCTTGAACTTGTGAACACCGTGCTCGCGCGCATGCGCGAGGGTTCGGTCGCGACCGTCTCCGAGACTACGTACTCGACGTTCATCAGCAAGCTGGTGAATCAGGTGAAGACCGAGATCGAGCAGGCGTACCCGTGGAACGCGCTGCGCGACACCTTCGCGGTGGAGACCGAGGCCGGGACGACTTCGTACTCGTTTACCGATGCCGGGCCCGAGGCGGTCGTCATCGACGGCTGGGACACCACTTCGCAGCATCGGCTCAAGCGCGGCACGAACAAGCAGTTCAACATTTGGTTCTTCGGCACCTCGAATGTCCAAACTGGCCCACCGCGGTACTTCATCCCCGCCGGCGTATCCGCAGCCTACGATCTGAAGGTCGACGTGTGGCCCGAGCCCGATGGGGTCTACGATCTTTCCTTCAACGTCTACAAGACGCAGCCGGACTTGTCCGCCGGCGCCGATGTTACGCTGGTGCCGCAGAGCGTGCTCATCGAGGAAGTCGTCGCTCGGGCGATGGTCGAGCGCGGAGATGAAGCGGCGCCGAAGCCCCAACAGGGCGAGACGTTCATCATGCGCGATCTTCTCGCGAGTGCGATTTCTCGCGAGGCGGGTCACGACCCCTACGAGCTGGATTGGTGCGCTGAGTAATGGGCCAGCTAAAGGGTCTCTCGTTCCCGAAGCCGGGCCAGTTTGGAGTCTCGACGCAAGACACTGTCGCTGCGCCGGATACTCCGAAGCAGCTCGGTTCGCTCGCATCCAATGGCGTAATCGACGCGACGGGGAAGCTCTGCAGCCGCGAAGAGTTCGTGTTGCAGACCTCGGGCTTCACCGGCACGATAGACCAGATTTACAACCACCGCAACAACGACGGCACGGACACGATGCTGTCGGTAGCCGGCGGCATCGTCTATAGCGGTATCTCGACGCTCACTTCGCGTTTCGACTACCGCGCAGGCTCGCAGATCGTAGATGTCGGCGGCGCCAAGGCCGGCGCGACTGCTACGGGCCTTGCGAACGACGCGACGGCCTACACGTACAACATGGAGCCCGACGACGACGGGAACGCGCAGACGATCTCCGTCGTCGGTTCCGCGGCGCAGACGTACGCGGATCTGCTCACAGAGATCAACGCGGACATCACCGGCGCGACTGTCGCGCTCGTCGGCGGGAATCTGAAGTTCACGAGCGCCACAACAGGCGCGGCGAGCAACATTACCCTGACGGCGGGCGGGGGCGGCACCAACCTCTTCACGACGCTCACAAACTTCGTGGCCGTCCGCACTGCCACCGTCGGTACAGTGCTGCGTGATGGTTGGCAGTTCGGCACGCTGTCAGGTAAAATCTTCGCCGCGCAGGCGGGCCAGCATTTCACCTGTCTGAATGAGACGACCTTTGCTGTAGAATCAATAGTAGGGCAGCCGTGGACATCGAGCCCGAACGTCCTTCTGGCGGCGGACGGCAGGCTGTGGGCCGCGGACGACGCTGCCGGCGGCAACTCTTACACCGTCTGGTGGTCGGACCTGCTGGATGGCAAGACGTGGAACGGCGGCGACGCCGGCAGCCTCAACGTCCAGAACGTGTGGCCCGCGGGCCAGGACACGATAGTTGCGCTGGCTTTCATGTCGGGCCGCCTTGTGATCCTCGGCCGCCGCTCGATCCTGCTCTACCAGCTTCCTGCGAGCCACGACCCGGCTTCTATGGAGCTGGTCGACGTCATCAGCAACCTCGGCTGCTCGGCGCGCGACAGCGTGGTGATCGCCAACGGCGACCTCTACTTCCTCGCAGACGACGGCGTCTACAAGATCCCCAAGCTCGCGCAGACGATTTCGCTCTTGCCCGTGCCGGTCAAGATCAGCAAGATGATCGCCGACGACGTAATCGACACCTACGCCTCAGAGACGCTGACAGCGGTGCGCGGCGGCTACAACCAGAAGCAGCGCTTTTACGTGCTGAACGCGCCGGTCGCCAACAAGACTTTCTGCTGGCACGTCGACCGCGTGCTGCCTGATCCGATTGCCGTCCCGGCGGTCACGGATTGGACGAACACCGGCAATGCTTTCCGCGCGTTTGCCTCCGACAAGGACGGCAACTGGTATTGCGGGATGACCGACGGCATCGGGAAGTACACGGGATACACGACCGACGGCGGCGACAGTACCTACACTTTCGACTGGTACTCTCTCTGGGATGATTTCGACGACGAGACGAGGCTCAAGCACCTGAAGAGCTTCGCTGCCACGCTCGAGGCGACCGCTGCGCAGACCGGCACGTTCCGTTGGAAGACAGACTACGGCTCGACCGTGAACACCGTGAGCTTCACTTGCGGTGCTACCGAGTTCTCGAACGGCATCGGCAGCGTGTCCGGGTCGATCGGGCGCTCGTGCCATGTGATCCAGGCTGGCTTCACGTTTCCGATCAGCGGCAACAAGATTTCGATCAATTCCCTGCGCGTCTTCGCGCAACCTGGGACGACCAAGATCCGATAGAGGAAGCAGATGGCATACGACCCTCGCACAGGCATTCAATCGTTCGCGCAAGCCGATCCTTCGGCGGACATGAATGCGGCCATTGACGTCCCCGAGGCGGTCGCCCCGTCCACGGCGACGGCGCTTGCGCCCGCGGCGAGCCCGCTGTCTTACTGGGGACCCAACCAACAACCATACGTTTCGCCCGAGTACGCGGACGAGTTTCTACGTCAGCTCTTTGGCGACGAGGCAGTCCAAGGGTCGTACCAGATCGGCGGCCCTGACAGATTTTCCGGTCAGGTCGGCGGCAGCATACGATTCCCCCAGCAGCCGAACTTTCGTATGCCTGAGTTGGATAACATAGCCGTGCGTCGGTCATTGTTTCCCGAAGGGCACACGCTGGGCA